CTGCCATACTTCCCTGAACATCAGATCTGCTTTATCATAAGATAAGCCTACAAGCCATATCTTTTTATTTGGCTGAGATGCTATGTAAGTAGCCTCCATAGCTGATGCAGTCGTTTTACCAAATCGCCTGCCACATACCATAACAAAGAATCGTGCAGAGTCTTTTTCAGGATAATGTAGCTTTAGCTGTCCTGTATGGGGTTTATACCCCATAAACTCAAACCATTCTTTTTTATAATCTTTGTGTTTATTCATATGGAATTGAGATTCAATCTCAATAAACTTGCAATTTGCAAGTAAAGTAATTTAACTTACGCTACCTGTAAAATGCAAGATATTGTAGTTTACAAAATTTCAAACACAACATGGAGGGCAGTATGTCCGAAGAAACAAACCCAGTAGCTACTGAAACAGTAAGTGAGGAAACTACTAACGAGGCAACTACAAATTCGACCGATGTAGGAGCATTAATTGCAGAAAGCAAAAAGTATCGTAAAAGGTCGCAGGAAGCAGAGGCTCGCCTGGCTAAACTTGAATCTGATTTAGAAAAGTCTGAACAGGCAAAACTAAAAAAGAAAGAAGAGTACAAGACTCTTTATGAGCAGAATGAAGAAAAGATGAAATCTTTGACACAAAATGCTGATAAGTGGGCTAAATACGAAGAAGCAAAGCGTGAGGCTCTTTTAAGTAATGTTCCTGAAGATGAAAGAGAATCATTATCTAAATTAGATTTTGAAACTCTTGAGTATGTAACTAATAAAATTAACTCTGCTAAACCTAATATGCCTGAAGTAGTTGGAAATCCAAGGAATGTAACTCCTGAAAAGGAGTATAAGGATATGACTTATGAGGAAAGAAAGGTTTTTCATAGAGAAAAATTTAGTAATTAACCAACTCTACCTGAAGGTCTTATTGACAGTTGATGGAGAGTAAAATTAAAAGAGGATAGTTAAATGGCTTTCACAGACCCATTAGACGTAAATGTCCATAGTGGTGGTACAGGTGCTGTAACTCCTAATGTTGCTGACCAGTTTGTCCCTGAAGTATGGGGACAAGCCATATTGGATGTTTTTCAACAAAAAATAATGATGAAGAATGTTGGGATCGATATTTCTCCCAATGTTGCAAATGCAGGTGATAAAATACACTTACCACACATTGGTGTTCCTGAATTAACAGCTTTCACACAAGGTAATGAAATAGCTGCTGATGTGACATCAGGTGGTAGTATGACTTCACAAGAAACAGCTCTTACTGTTAGTGAATATAATGTTGCTTCTGTATATGTTCCAGATATTGTGAACGTTCAGGCAAATTATGATCTATTGAGCATTTACACTAAGCAACTTGGTTACGCTGTAGCAAGAGGTTTTGATAATTATATGCACTATTTAGTTGCAAATAATCTTCAAGGCTTACTCGCAAGTGCCACAGGTGCTGTTGGTGCAGATGCTAATACATCAATTCACGTTCAAACAACAGGCTCTGCATTGAGTGCAGCTAACATTTCATCTTTAATGGCAATCATTTTAGGTGAAACAGGCTCAACAGAAGGATGGAACTTAGTTCTTTCTCCTGCTATGTATGCTTCACTTGCAGCTCTTGCTGATTTCGTTAAAGGTACTGCATCTCCATTGGGTGCTGCTTTTGAGTCAACTGGTAATGCAGGAAACATACTTGGTATGCCTGTATGGGTTGCTCAATCACCTTATATGGCTACAGATGGTAGTGATGTTTCTGCTGATGCTACTAAAGGTATTAAAGCAGTTGCTGACCTTGAAGGCTCAGGTTCAGATGATAATGATATCGTGTATGGTTATGCTATACATGAGTCAGCATTATACTATGCTTTCTCTAAGGAAGCTAAAGTAACAGCATCTTATAGACACGCTTACCTATCAACATTGGTAACTTGCGAATCTGTATATGGTGGTGTTGCTATCAATACTGACAATCAAGGTGATAGGCGAATCATCGCATTAGTAGATTACGAAGATTAAGAATCTACTTAGTTAAATCGTAAAGGGGGTGGGCAACTGCCCCCTTTATTAAGGGGATTATGAAAGACTTATTAGAAAGTATTAAAAAACACGAGGGATTTGTTGAACACGTTTATGACGATTCTCTTGGCATCCCTACGATAGGGTATGGATTTGCAATAAAAGATTTAGTATTAGAAGAAGATTTATGTGATGAGATCCTCCTCAGAAAACTTCGCATATTAGGGAAAAGTGTCATGGGCAAATTCCCATTCTTCGATAGCCTCCCATCAGACTGCAAGACTGTTCTGATGGAGATGTGCTATCAGTTAGGGGTTACAGGAGTATCAAAATTCAAGAAAGCCTTGAAAGCCATGGAAGATGGTGATTGGGAGAAGGCTGCAGATGAAATGCTCGATAGCAAGTGGGCGAAGCAAACGCCTAATCGTGCTAAAGAGATGAGTAACATCATAAGGAGTCTACATGAAGAAGAGTCCAGTAAGAAGGGCGATAGTAACACCTGATAAGCATTTTCCCTTGGCTGATATGCCAAGTATTAAAGTTTTATGTAAGACAATAGAGATAGTTAAGCCTGATATTTATATCGATCTTGGAGATGTTGGAGAGTGGGCAGGATGCTCACATTGGCAATGGAGTAAGAAGAAAAGACCACCACTTGAATACCAACTTCCATTTATAGACCAAGACGTAATAGATGTTAATGCAGGTATGGACATCATTGATGAGTCCCTGGATAAAGTCAAATGCAAAGATAAGCATATGATTGTTGGGAATCATGATGATTGGATGAACAAGTTTGTTGCTGAAAATCCATACTTGAAAGAATATAGATTTGAAACTGCTGTTGATTTAAAGGGAAGAGGATACAAACACCACCCATGTGGAAAGTATTTAAAAATAGGGAAGCTAAATTTTTATCATGGTCATCATTTAGGAACTCAAAATCACACCAGGAATCATTTACTGAAACTGGGTGCGAATGTAATGTATGGTCATCATCACGACCTTCAGCAGACGAGTGTGACTCATATGGATGGAGTCAAGAGTGCTTGGAGTATTGGTTGTTTAAAAGACATGACAGATGAACAAAATGCTTGGCTTGGTGGCAGGAAGATTAATTGGAGTCATGCATTTGCTATTGTTGATTTTTTCCAATCAGGTTTATTTACAGTACATATTATTCAAATTATTAATGGTAAGACATCTCTTTGGGGTGAAGTGATTGATGGGAATAAGTAGTGGATCTCAGCATTATAGACCAATATGGGCTTCCCATAAGTATAACTATAGCCTTTGGATATTTCATATGGAAACAGCAAACCTGGATTCAGAAAGAATTAGTAGATGACCTTGAGCAGCAGTTCAGAAGGTTAGAGGGAATAATCATTAAGTTGATTGACCAACAAAAGATTACGCAGATGGATATTAAGGAAGTAAAGGGATATATTGAAGGTATTGAAGATATACTTTCAAGACTTATAAATGGAGAGCCAAATAAGTGACTGATTCATTAAAGACTATTGGAACAAGTATAGGTACTATCGTTGTAAATGTATGGGAGCTAGTCCCTGAAGCATTAGGTGTATTGCTGATAGTATTAAATATAGTTTATGTATTATTAAAAATAAAGAAGGAGTATTAAATGTTAACATCTTTAACAGCATTAGCAACTAAGAAGGTGGCAGTTTACGCAGGTATGGGTGTAGCAGGATGTGCTACTGCCTTTATATTAAAGAAGATTCCTAACGCCACCATAAAAGCCAAGTTTGGCTCTTGGATGTATAACCTTGGTGTGCTGTGTACTTTGGGCTTAGGCAAGTGGAAGTGGACTAAGAAGGTGTGGAATAAAACCCTTGAACCTTATTGTATCGATGCTATTGATAATATAGTTGTTACAGGTATATCAAAGTTTGTAGAGGGACTACGATCAGATAATGTCTAAAGCCTTACAAGTAGATAGAGCAGTTGATGGCAATCTAAAGCCAGTAAAGGATACAGATGGTACTGTTACTGCCTTAGAATTATCTACTGATAATGTAAGGGTTAAGAATTTAGAGGTATTGGGTGATTTTGTTCATCAGCCTGAATATGGGTTTGTAAGACTAAATGATGATGGTACACAAGATGCCAATGAAAATAACTTTGGATTAGGTGCTACTGAATATGGGGATGTAGTAAATACACTTCCATTAACTTCTCCTAATATTGCTTGGGATATTACTAACAATGTATTCAGCATAAGCAAATCAGGGGTTTATGAAGTAGTATGTGATGCTAAAATCTCTATTAATGGCTCTTTCAATACAACACTAGCAATATATATAAATACAGCAGCAGATACTTTAGGCACAAAAGTGCAGACAGAAACATTTGAGGTTGATTCAGGAGATGACCCTGTTCCTACCACTATTAGATGGATGGGCAGAATAGAGAATGGTGAGCATATTGCAGTAACTATTGATGCAGGGGCAAGAACCCCAATGTTTAAAGAAGGTTCAACACTAAGAATTTTAAGGATAGCATGAGTTTCACAGGAAAAACAAAAGCAAGTACATACAAAGACATATTGCAGATGAATAACTCCAATAGTGGAGTTGATTCTACTGTACGAACAATCGTAGATGGTGAGGGTACTTCAAGTTCTATAAGTATATCATCTTCAAAGGCATTAATTAAACCTGCAGTTGATTCTACTTCCTTATTATCTGTTACTGATGCCCATTCTAATGCCCTGCTAACAGTAGATTCTACTAATGATTTAGTAAAAGCAGGGATAGGTCAGCATATTGTCAATACCAATATTAAAGAATTTGGATTAGATTTTACTTCTGCTTCTCCTGATACTGCTGATACATGGCATTGTCTTACATCTTCATCTAATCATACAGATACAAATGAGTTGGAAATGGGTACAGGCTCAACTCCTGCAACTGCTCTATCAATATCATCTACTGCTTATGCTGCAATAAAGCACTATTGGTATGTACCATTTAATATCACAATAGATTCTTGTAATGTATGGTTTGGGGCAGATGCAGCGAATGGGGATGTAGTAAAGTTTTCAGTTATGTCTTATACAGTAGATACTTCTAATAGTTCAACAGGGGGAAATTTATCATCAGGAGTAGAGAATTGTGCATCTCCTTCTACTATAACAGGAGCAGGCAGAGAACAGGCTTATTATCAGGCTTTAACAGTATCAACTGCTGATGTAGATGCAGGA